GGTTTAAAGGCACATTTAAATCTGGTGTCAGATACTTAATAAGATTTACAGTTGTTTCGTTACTAATCACGCTAGCATCAGTGGCATCAATTGCCTGAACAAGCTTTGAGTATCTGAACGTCTTAGCAAAACTGTTTAAATTTACAGAAGCATAATTCAAAATGGAGTCGATAACAAAAGAACGAATGTCGTCTGGATTTAAACCGGTACGGTTGATGTTGTATTTTACAACGCTGTCGACCTTCAGGTATGTGTAATCCGGAGTAATAAACAGCGGTTCCATCGCAACAGAGGAACGCGAACGAAGGAATCTCTTGTATTCGTCTTCCTTGATCTTTGGAAGACCATCAACGTCTGTCAGGTCAACCGAGACAAAGATACGGCCGTATTGAGGCGGTGTAGCGTCCTCGCCACCGTATGCAGTCACGGCATTGATTTCTGGGAAGTTTGCCTTGAGTAGATTCTCATAGTCCTCAGCGGTAACAGCCCGTTCCTGTGTTGTAAAGGCACGAGGTGCGTTGAACTTGATCGAGTTCAAATCTTCCGCAACAGCACCGTCGGCTGCAGCAGAGAGTGTAGTGATTACTACGTTGGCTTCATTATCAATACGGCCAGAGTTTATGAATCTAAACGCGCCGTTTGGAAGTTCACCACGAGAAATACGGTATTCAATAACAGCGATTGAGTTGTTCTTAGGTCTTCTTCCAACTACACCGTCGCCAAACACGATTTCATATGTGTCGCCGACTGTCGGCTGAACAAAGAATACCTGAGAGGTTTCGTTGAATCCAAATAGAGATGTAGCTCTTGCGTATTCAAGAACAGTCGAACCATTGTCTTCAATAATTGTAACAGAAAGACTTGAAATGTCAACATTTCTATTACTGATTCTGAAAATAAGAGGGTTGTTGTAATTTATAACATATGTGTCTGATACGTAATTGCCTTCATAGATCGTAATTTCTTCGCTATTGAATGATCCATTTACTTTGTTCGTAAGAACATAGTTTTCATTCGTAGTAAATGTATAAGAGAAATCATCAACACGAGAAATAAAGGCCGTACCCTTTGGCACAACGATAGAGTTTTTGTTTGGATCAGAAGGTGCAATTGAAAGACGAATCTTTGCTTTTGCTGAAGTAAATGATCTTGGAAGATAGTTCAATTCTTTTGCGTGTGATATTACACTGTCGCGAAGTCTTGCACTATCAAGAAACATTTCGTTTCCGATCATGTTCAAATAGAACGCATTCTGATAAGTGTTATAAGCTAGAACATCAAGAAGTACTGAAAGGTTACTTGCATTAAAATCATAATCGCGAAACTCGGTTTGCTCTTGAAGATACGCCTTCAACGAGTTCTTGTACGAATTGAAATCTAACTGTGATAGGATAATACTTGAATTTGCCATTATCTTGCTCTGAACAGGGTTAAACTGAGACTTACTGGATCTACAGTATTTATTACTTCGAAAATGATGTATACATCATATGAGTTTCGAGCTTCGTTGGCAAACACTTCTACATCTAGAAGTCTTACTCTTGGTTCGTATTTATTAATACTATCCCGTATTTCATCTCTAATTCGAATAGAAGTGGTTTCTACCATTGGTTCGAACAAAAGATTTCTTACACTGCACCCAAATTCAGCCTGGAAAAGTCTTTCATATTTGTCAGTCAAAATTAGATTACGAAGAGCTCTTTTTACAGAGTCGACATTTACGTACTTTGCCAGTTTTTTGTTTTGAGGATGAACGTTAAAATTGTTGTAAAAATCACTGTAAGCAGGAGTCACCGCTGCTTTTTCTCGTCCTGTGATTTTATCTATTCTAGCTATGTCAACCATCTAAAACTCTTTTGTTTTTATTTATTCGACAAATTCGATATTGATGCTCGGTGGAAAACTGGCAATGACTGTATCTAGTAATCCAAATGCAACTGGAAAAATAATATTAAGGATATCACAATCAGTCAAAGGATTCTTTCCAGATAAGATATCAACGACAGTCTGCAGTGCTCTGAATATTTGACCAACGATTGGAAAGTTTCGAAGAATGGCCTTTGGAGCCTTTTCAATAATACCGTATATTTTTACAAGTATATCGCCTTGAAAAAATCTTCTTGCTTTCTGGATTAGCTCTTTAAACTTATCTTCAACATCATGGAAGTTCAACTCAGAAATTACAACGCCTTTTCCTTTAATATCGACATCGACATAGTCTCTCACGGTACCAAGAAGAGGAATAGGAATGTCTAAAATCTTGTCAACTACTTCTTGGAGAAGTTGTTCACCAGCATTTTCTAAAGCTTCTCCAGAAAGAACTTTATCTATTCCTTCTTTGATATTCTTTTTGTATTGCTTTACTAAAGCATCAAACTGCGCTTCAATTGCAACAGTAGGATCTGTTGCTCCAATAACCAGTTTATAAATTGGTTCTCCAATGATTGGAATTTGTCTCAGAGCATTTGCAATTGCTTTTGAAACATTACCGATGAACTCATTCAACCTTTGGCTAAACCAGTTTTTTATTTTGTGCCAGGTTTCTTCTGTCTCAAGGTCAGGAGACTTAACACCAAGATCTCCATTGAAAGTAGATTCAAGATCAGCAAAGAATTTTTTTACTCTTTCAATATCTCTTGATGCCGCCTCTTTTACTTTCTTCTGACCGTCTTTTGTAAACAAGTCGATAATAAGTGGGTCATAACCATCTTCAGTTCTGCTAAGAAAAGGAATTGGTACAGTAAAAGGATTCGGAATTCCAAGTGCTTCGATCAAACCAAGAAGTATTTCAACGACTTTGATTTTCACGTATTCTTCAAGATCTTTACTCAACTCTCGCACACGATATTTAAGATCGAGCTCGAGTGATTTCAGTCTCTCACTGAACGGTTTAGTTGTTACAGGATCTACTGCCGCTTCGATGAGCTGAACTATTAAAGCAACAGCCAATTCTTCTTCAGGACTGAGATTTAAAATCTGTAAGCTGATATTGTTCGGTATTTGAGCAAGCGAACGAAAGTAAGCGTCAAGTTGCTTCCTATCAATACTTCCATCTGGATTACACTTTAATCGTGGAGGCTGTGGTATTTGAATCGTTGTGGCGACAGCTACCATTATCCATTTAATCCAATCACAGGAGCACGAATATTCACAACACCACTCTTCGATACGAGATCGATGTCACCGTCTGAAGTAATTTGAATCTTGCCTTCATTAGCAAGAATTTGAAGATCTCCCTTAACCACACTGATTGCGTGATTATCCATAGTCACACTCACAGAGTCTTTCATCGATTTTGTGATAATCGAGCCATCTGGAAAGATTTCAATATAAGCTCCTGACTTGTGATACACATGAATGCGTTCTGCTCTCGGTGTATCGTCAAGTTCGAGCACGTGGCCAGACTTGGTTGTAATTGTCTTATTGTTTGGGTATTTTGCAGCATACTCAGATTTTTTTTCACCGAGCTCTTCAATATATTCTTTTTTTACTGGGCCTTTGCCTCGAGCAAACTTTGAGACTGAATGATTAGTATCGTCTTCAGCATAAGCAATAGTACCTAACACATACGACAAATAATCATTAATTCTAAATCCAACAACCTTAGAGTCTGTGGTTAATCCATGAGGAGACGTTCCTACACCAAGCGCGTTTGCTCCTGTCGGTGGCATTAAGACGTGAGACCAGAATAAAGTGTCTGGATCTTCTCTATACTTACCTACCGTATGACCAAGCACTTCTTCGACTTGAACTCTTCCAAGTTGAAGAGGATCGTCAATACTATGAATTCTGCCTTCAAACCAACCGTGAATTTGCATAATTTAAAACCCTAAGCTACAGTGAAGGAGGCGTTTGGTATAGTACCGCCATAACCATCTTTTATTATTTCAAGGCCTTGAATATACTGAGCTCCTTCATTGAAAGTTAAAATATGTCTGCATTTTGTAACTAAATAATTACCAGAAACGATATCACTAGACTTTTTATATGGATTTTGTTCTCCTAAAGTCAAAGCGTCGTGCTCAGGAATTTCTGCAGCAATAACGTCACCGATAGTAATAGTACTATCTCCAAAAATTGTAATATGAGCTACTGTATTTAACATGTGCCTCATGAAGTAAGGTCTTGTAACTTCTGCTGTGGCGGCATCTGACTCTTCA